TTTTTTTTTTTTTAACCTAATCAGTCTCGCTTGACGAGCATGTTAGGAACCAATCCTAAGAAGAGCAAACCTATTAGGATTAAACGTACGAGCGCTCTAACCCGCAAGGGAAATGAGTTCGTTCGTTGGTACAACCCTGAGGCTCCCCCCCAGGCTGCACCGAGTGCACTTGTTCCTTATTGTAAGGGGAACATGCATCTCTCAATCAAGCAAGTACCTTCGTCAATGAGCTTGATTGGGCCCGGCTCACCAAGTGTTTCACGACATTGGGAGACGCTCCTTCAGATGGGCATTCCGCTCATCCGAATAGACAGGGGGACGAACGAGTATAAAACTCTGTCTCCGTCCCTCGTCCCAGACCACGAGAGAATCGTGTCTGAGTCGTCATCTATCCCGCTGGAAAGCCTGCCGGAAGATGACCCCACTGATCTATCCCATTACCTCAGCGATGAGGATGAGGATCAACAACCTCCTGAGGATGATGAAAAAGAACTCAAGGAGGAAGATGGATCGGGTAGTTATCGCTACAAGATCCATTACTCCGACAACTGGAAAATACTAGCTGCTCGGAGCTACCTTCGGGATATGAAAATATCTCCCCCGAAGATACTTGTCTGGAATGCGGATGTTCTCCGTATGTCCGACAAGATTCCCCCTAGAATGCTGGGCGACAGCTTCTTAGGGGAGGATGGCCGACCTCTAAAGAATAGAGTTCGGTTCTCCAAGATTAGATCTCTTGACGCCAAGATGCATCTAATCAAAGAACGCACCTATTGGGGTAGACACCTCAAAATAAGTGCGAAGACTGTGTGGGATTCGAAAGATACCCCGCCAGCAATCGTGAAGGAGAGGCTAGCCGTAAGGAGCTTCTCCTCCAATCTCCTGTCTAGGATTCGTAAATTCCTAGCAGGGGAACCGGATCCGAAAACTACTCCTAGTTATCGGAAACGAATCTTTGGAACAGAAAATCCAATTTCTGACCAAAGTCACCGTGCCGAGAGATTCATGCAAATGCTCCGCACGGTGGACGGGTGCTTCGTACAGAGGTACTTAGCATTCCCGGAGGAGTCATGGACTTGGGAAAAGTATGACTCCTTCATCATTTCCCTAATAGATTTTCTATTAGGGGATGAATTCTTCGATAGTGAGATACAAGTCCCACCATCGGAGATCTCTTCTTCTTATTCTTTGTTAAAGAAGATAAGGAAGAGAGTTAAGCTCGCTGCGCACACGCGCAAGAAGCCTAACTTAACTGAGTTTATTAGGGAAGCCCCTCAACTCAGTTACTGGAGGCCTATGGTAGATTATCTATTCGAGGCCTCCGAGGTGAGGTATACCAGGATAACTGGTCTCCTCTCCCAGACGAGGGGTTGTGGAACTCCACCACCCATCGTCATACTTCAGTCAAAAGTTAAGTTCATTCAAACTGTGACTGAAGTTCCACCAGCAAAGACTCCGACGAGTCTAAAACTGGTAGAAGCGTGTGTCGATAAGGTTATCGATGAGATACCCGACCACGCCTTCACCGGTCTTTCCACCAAAGGTAGGATCGGTGTTACCACCTCCGCTTGTATAGAACATACACGGAAGCTAGGTGGTACTATCCAAGGTATACAAGACATTGTAAACGTTGGAAAGCAAGGTATTAAGGCGCCTATCCGGGACCTTGATACCGGTAAGGTTGTAGATACCAAGTCATTGGAAGATCTTACAACCGGTGAGTACATTTTCTGGACCTGTCTGGACCATGTACTCAAAACACCACCACCCGTTTTGCGACGGGCACACATGTTGGTGGTGAAGGAACCAGGTAAGGGGCGAACCGTTACCAAAGGTTTCTCCTTCCTCAAAATCATATTAGATTTTGTTGGAAGAATATGCTCTCACCCCCTTGCAAAAGGGCTTGAGTCATCTATGTCAGGCATGGCTAAATCTAACCAAGCCTGGCAGTTTTTCAAACTCATGATGTCTAATCATGAGGATGATATCTTCTTCAATGTCCACTCGCGTAGCTTTGAAGAATTTGCAGGTGGGTCTCGTCATGAGACCGTGACCTACAACGACGTCTTCTTGTCCTCTACGGACTTCGAGACGGCAACCGACGCGATCGACCACAAGGTCGCATCGATCATCGGAAGGAAGTGGATGATGCGTTGTGGCATTCCTCCACTTCTTCGGCATATTGTAATGGAAATTGCATATAAGCCGAGGCAGATTCAATTCAACGGTTCAGGTTGGATTGGATCTTTAGGGTCTGAGACGAGGGGTGGCCTCCGTCTCATAACCCTACGTCGTGGAATCCTTATGGGGGATCCCATGACGAAACCCGTACTGCATTTATTAAATGCAGCTATTCGGGAGATACCCACAGTCCTAAAGGACTATGGGATCTTATCGCGATACTTCAGCAATGCTGGAGAAATCGCAAAATTGTCCAACGACTTTCGAGGTTGATTCCGAGAAGTCGTATAACACATTAGCCGCAAACAGCTGCGGTCTTCATA